CTAAAAAAGCAAAAAAAGAATCTGTAATTCCTTCAACTAAAAATCAAATGTTGAAAAACATCTATGATGAAGTTAACAAAATGTTGAAAAGTGATCTTGCTGGTAAATATGAGCAAATCATGGCTTCAACTTCTTTGGAAACTGTTAAAGAAGTCAAAGAAACCCGTACTCAAGCTGCAGTCACAAAGGAAGATATTGGGCCGATTAATGTTCAAGACGACATTGAAGCCTTAACAGCAGGTGAAGAAGGACTTTCTGAAGAATTTAAAACGAAGGCCACGACTATTTTCGAAGCTGCAGTTCATGCAAAAGTTGTCGATGAAGTTAATGCCCGTATGGAACAACAAGCAAAAGAACAAGAAGCTGGATCTAAAGAGTTTCAAAAAGAACTTACAGAAAAAGTTGACGGATATCTTACCTATGTTGTAGAAGAGTGGATGAAGGAAAATGAATTGGCAATCGAAAGAGGAATTCGTTCCGAATTGGTTGAAGATTTCATGTCTGGAATCAAAACCCTCTTCACAGAACATTACATCGACATTCCTGAAGAGAAAGTTGATATGGTTGACGACTTATTCACAAAAGTTGAAGATCTTGAAACCTCTTTGGATGAAGAGATTAATCGTGGAGTAGAACTCCAAAAAGAATTGGCTCAGTTCAAAAAAGATGATGCCCTTAAACAATCAACTTCAGATTTGGCCGATACTGATTCGGAAAAAATCGCTAAGTTGGCTGAAGGTATTGAATTTGAGAACACGGAGCAATACATTGAGAAATTGAATGTCCTTAAGGAGAGTTATTTCCCAAAGACAGATTCAGTTACATCAGAAATTACTGAAACTGATGACACCATCGAATTGACTGAAGAGCAATCTCCAGAAAAAGTTGATGAATCTATGAAACATTATACATCGGCGATAAAACGCTACAATACTTAATTTTAAACCTTATAGGAGAATAATATGTACCTAGCTGAAGACCTTCAGAAAAAGTGGGGTCCGGTTCTTGGTCACGAAGATCTCCCTCCGATTAAAGACAACTATCGGAAAGCCGTAACGGCAGTTCTTTTGGAAAACCAAGAGAAAGCCATGCGGGAGCAGTCCTCACAAGAAGGAATGTTCGGAAATCTTTCAGAAGCGGCTCACGCTAACAAGACCGGCGGTAACGTTGATACCGTTGATCCTGTTTTAATTTCGTTGGTTCGTAGAGCCATGCCTAATCTCATCGCCTATGATGTTTGTGGAGTTCAACCGATGACTGGTCCTACCGGACTGATCTTCGCTATGAAGTCTCACATCACATCTCAGGCTGGTGTAGAAGCGGCTGATTCTGTCGAAGCCGACACATCCTTTTCTGGTAGTGGAACACATTCTGCTAACAGTAACCCTGCACATGCCTCTATGACAACCGGTACTGGTACAGCAACAGCAACACAAGAAGCTGATGTTACAGTATCCGAAATGGCGTTCGCAATTGACAAAGTAACTGTTACTGCTAAGTCCCGTGCACTCAAAGCTGAGTACACAATGGAATTGGCACAGGATCTTAAAGCCGTTCATGGTTTGGATGCTGAAACAGAACTGTCAAACATTCTGTCAAATGAAATTTTGGCTGAAATTAACCGCGAAGTTATGAGAACTATCTACACCAACGCAAAAACTGGTGCAGCTCATAACACTACAGCCGCAGGAACTTTTGACCTTGATACAGATTCAAACGGACGTTGGTCTGTTGAGAAGTTCAAAGGCTTGATGTTCCAGATTGAACGTGAAGCAAACGCAATTGCTAAAGATACTCGCAGAGGAAAAGGTAATGTTCTCATTACTTCTTCAGATGTAGCATCCGCATTAGCAATGGCAGGTCAGCTGTCCGGAGCACCTTCCGGAAATAATTTTGATCCTGATGATTCTGGTTCCACAATGGTCGGAACTTTGAATGGTCGTTTCAAAGTTTTCGTTGATCCATATGCACCAAGTGCAGCAACTAACTATTTCACAGTTGGTTACAAAGGTTCATCCGCATATGACGCAGGACTATTCTACTGTCCTTACGTTCCGTTGCAGATGGTTCGTGCAGTTGGTGAGAATTCATTCCAGCCTAAGATTGGTTTCAAGACACGCTATGGTCTTGTTTCGAATCCTTTCGCGAATGAAACCGGTTCCGCAAATAACGGAGCAGGTGATGGTTCACTTACAGCTAACGCTAACCGCTATTACAGGCACGTTATCGTTGCAAACCTTATGTAATCTTCTTTCTGAAGATGACTTTAAAAGGGTGGGCTTTATGTCCACCCTTTTTTTATGCTTACTAAATATTAGTATAATAATAGAGGTAATTAAATAATATAATATAGGATATAATAATGAATGGAACTATACAAAAAATAGGGATATGGCATTCTAAAATATTTGGATATCTTTCTGAAAAAGCAAAGACCTCAAAGTTTTGGGCAATATTATTAACCCTTGCCGTGCTATATGAAATTGTTGAACACATAGTTTGGCCAATATTAGTGCCGTGGCTAGTGTATTTACAATGGTTTAAATAATGGAAGTAGTGAAATGTTTGAAGGAGATGATGCTCAAGGTATAGATTCTGTTTTTGTACTAGGAAATGGCCCAAGTAGAAAAAACATTGATGTCTCAAAATTAAATGGGACAGTTATAGGATGTAATGCTTGTTATAGAGATTTTACACCTGATGTAATTTGTGCTACTGATGCGGGGATAATGAGTGATATTATTGAATCTGGATATGATGGACAATGTTATTTTACACATAATTCATGGAATCTGTTACCTGAAGAAGCAATTCATTCTTTAAAAAATGGAACAGAACATGAAACATATCGAAGATTTGATTGTGAATATTTTGTATATATTTCAGGACTTGATAATAAAGTATCAAAAACTCAGAGTTACATTATCTGGATTCCTAAAGGAATGGAAAACAAGATAAAAAATATGGGTGAAAAAGTTTACGGATGGTCTACAGGAACTTCAGCATTACACATTGCCTGTCGAGATTTTACTTGTAATGATTATGAAAAAGTTTACTTATTGGGTTTTGATCATCATAACAATTATTATGATAACATTTATGCTGATACAGACCATTATTACAGTAAAGGTAGTAAGGCGGACATCGGCAGCTGGTCTAAAGTAGATGGATGGAAAGCCGAATATAATAATTGGGATAAACAAATTTTTAAAGTTATTGAAGAACATCCCGCTGTACAGTTTATTTGGGTAAATTATTGTGGAGATGATTTTCCAAAACTACCAAATTTATTTTCAAAAGATGAAGAGGAACTATGGCAACGCTAAGTACACAACCTAAAAATATTAATCCGTTAGCGGATGTTCAATTTAAATTTGAAATTGCCGCCTTACCAAACACTTCTTTTTTTCTTCAATCTTGTAATTTGCCGGGTATATCATTAGATGCGGCTTCAATTCCTACTCCCCTACGTACAAATCTTTCTCGACATACTGGTATTGTAACCTATGAGGCACTTGATATAACTTTTATGATCGATGAATATTTAAAAAATTGGCAAGAAGTATATGAATGGATGATCGGTGATGCAAGTAAATACACAACCTCAGTATTAACTATATTAAGTAGTTCCATGAATCCTACAATGGAAATACATTTCAAAGATATTTTTCCTACCACATTATCTGCAATACCATTTGATAGTACTACAACAGACCCAGTATATCAAGTTGCGACCATTAGTTTTAACTATACAGAATATACTATTAAGAACCTATTGAACAATTAAAAAATGAAACGTGATTTTGTAGAATTGTTATGGTTATTCAATTCCCCTAGAGAAACGAGAGATATTATACGATTAGACTTGCGGGAAGCAGGACTATTGTACAAATATGCTTCTCAACAATGGAAAACAATGCCAAAGACAAGAGAAGGTAATATCATATTAGAGATTGGCCGATATTGGGGCGGAACACTAATGTTACTTGCTATGGCAACCCATGACTCTAAAGTAAAAATTATTTCTGTTGATGTTGTTGAGGGGTGTCATGATCCTGATGTTGATGATTGGCTGAATGAATATGAAGAAAAAGAAAGACTAGATATTAGGACAGAGAATTCGTGGGCAATGGAAAATGTACCATTGTCTATGTTATTTGTCGATGGTGATCATTCATATGAAGGAGTTAAAAGGGATTTTATTCATCATTGGAATTATTTGGATGGCCCTTGCTTAGCACATGATTATGGTGATCCAACATGTGAAGGTGTAACTCGATTTATAGATGAGTGGATCAATGATGGTTATGCTGATGGAATTGAACAATGGGGTACAATGGTTGCCCTCAAAAAATTAAAAGATTATGAAGTTTGAAGAAATACAATATCAATGGACTCTCGATTGTGTAATGGATGAAACTGAACTATCCCAAGAATCTATAAAGATCCCCCAATTACATAACAAATATTTAATATTTTATTCCAACGAAAAATTAAAATTCAAGGAAATAAAATATCTATTTGCTGGTCTTATTAAAAGAAAAAGAGATTATTATAGTGGAAGAATGACTGCGGAAGAATTAGAGATGGCGGATTGGGAACCATTTCAATATAAATTACTCAAAGCAGATGTACAAGAATATATTGATGCAGATGATAATGTAATAGAATCTAAGAAATTACTTGCACTACAAGAAGAAAAGGTTAACTATCTTGAATCTATAGTGAAGAGTTTAACAACTAGAGGATACTTGATAAAAAATGCAATCGATTGGAAACGATTCACAGAAGGTCATTGAGACTATTGAGATTACTAAGAAGGATGAGGTATATCTCAAAATAAGCTGTGAAGCAGGCGTAGCACAAGAATTGTGTGATTATTTTACATTTATTGTTCCGGGCCATACATTCATGCCGGCCTTTCGGATGAAGATCTGGGATGGTAAGATAAGATTGTTCAATATTCACAATAGGTTACTGTATAGTGGATTACTTGAATATGTTTTTATATTTGCACAGCCACGAAATTATAAAGTAGCCCCGATAGGTTTTGAGTGGAAACCTAAAAAAATAGCAAAAAATAAAGCTTTCTTTGCGGATTTAAAATTACCATTTGAACCGAGAGATTATCAACTTGAGGGGTTTTATCATGCGTTATCATACAAAAAATGTTTGTTAGTATCTCCTACTGCTAGTGGAAAATCCCTAATCATCTATCTAATTGTACGAGCACTTAACGTTAAAACGTTAATAATTGTACCTACCACTTCTTTAGTTTCTCAATTGTATGCAGACTTTCAGGAATATGGATGGGATTCCGCAAAATTTTGTCACCAAGTTTACGCAGGTCAAGACAAGGTATCAGACAAAAAGGTTGTTATCTCTACATGGCAATCCATTTATAAACTCAATAAGAAACTTTTCGAATCATATAAGTTAGTTATAGGTGATGAAGCTCACGGATTCAAATCAAAATCCCTCACATCTATCATGACTAAATGTGTGAACGCAGAATATCGAATAGGAACTACAGGAACATTAGACGGAACTCAAACTCACAAATTAGTTTTAGAGGGATTATTTGGTAAAGTTTATAAAGTTACAACAACCAAAAAATTAATTGACAGTAAACAACTGGCTTCATTTCGTGTAGAAATTATCGTATTAAAATATCCTGATGTAATATGTGAACAATTTAGAAAAATTAAGTACGCGGATGAATTAGAATTTATAGTGGGATATGAAAAAAGAAATAAATATATAAGAAACTTAGTATTATCACTTGAAGGAAATACTTTGCTACTCTTTAGATTAGTGAAAAAACATGGACGTATTTTATACGAAATGATAAAGGAGAAAGCAGATGACAATAGAAAAACTTTTTTTGTATATGGTGGAACCGAAACCGATACAAGAGAACAAATTAGAGCAATCGCAGAAACAGAACAAGATGCTATCATCGTGGCAAGTTATGGGGTATTCAGTACCGGCATCAACATTAGGAATCTTCATAACATTATTTTCGCTTCTCCTTCTAAGAGTCGTATTAGAAATCTACAGTCAATAGGTCGAGGATTAAGACTGTCAGATAATAATCAAGAAACAGTACTATACGATATTACGGATGATATGAGATGGAAGAACAGAAAGAACTATGCTTATCGGCATCATGAAGATCGAATGAAAATATATGATGAAGAAAAGTTCCCATATAAAATCCATAACATTCCACTTAAGGCATGAATGGCAGTAGAACTCGATAATAAAAACTTAAAGGTTATAAAATTAGAAAATGGAGAAATACTTTTTTCAAAAGTGCAAGTGACTGATACTAGTAAAACTAATGGTTATTTGGAACTACATTGGCCAATGAAAGTTCTAATGAAATTTGATGATGGAGCAAAGGTTACTCAGTTAGCATTACTTAAATGGCTACCCTTTACAGATAATACACAGATACCATTATCTACAAGAAGCATTATGTCTGTTTCAGATCTAGGAGAAAATTATCAAGATTTATATTTAAATTCTGTAAATGAAGATAATTCACACAACCAAGATCAAGAACTAAGTAAAATGTCAACTATTTTAAGAGATTTTGAACCAAGCGGATATATGAATTAAATTCACCTTTTGCGTTTAACACTTTATTATATCACCTTTTCCTGAAAAGTCAAGACCCTTTTATACTTGACATATTTAAATTCCATGATATAATGAGTATACGACATTAACTTAAAAAGGGATAATATTATGGCAAGAAGAAAAAATAAGGATAATAAGGCTCATTATGTGGATAACTCTGTATTTTTAGAAGCAATGATTCAATATAAAAGTGAATATGATAATGCAAAGAAAAATGACCTAGATCTTCCCCAAATTTCAGAATACTTAGGCTCTGTATTTTTGAAGATAGCTCAACGATTATCTTTCCGGCCCAACTTTATAAATTATGCATTTAAAAATGATATGATATCTGATGGAATAGAAAATTGTCTACATTATATCCACAACTTCAATCCAGAAAAATCAAACAATCCTTTTGCATATTTTACTCAAATAATTTATTATGCTTTTATTCGAAGAATACAAAAAGAGAAAAAACAATTATATATAAAATATAAAAGCATGCAAAACTATGACACGTTACCTGGATATATGGATGTCGATAAAACTAATGATGTACCTAATCCAATTGGAGATTATAAAAATTCAGATTTTAGAATAGTAGTAGATGAATTTGTAGACACTTTTGAAAAGAGTAAGAAGAAAAAAGCAGTAGTTAAGAAAACAGAATCTAAGTTAGAATTATTTATGAGTGCCATAGTATGAAGATAGCCCTTATCACGGACACTCATTGGGGCGCAAGGGGAGACAGTCTCACATTCTTAAACTATTTTCGAAAATTTTATGATAATGTGTTTTTCCCCTACCTTGAAGAACATAATATCAAAACACTCATCCATTTAGGTGATGTAGTAGATCGTAGAAAATTCATTAACTTCAAGATACTGAATGACTTACGTACAAACTTCATTGAACGCCTTTGGAAAATGGGAGTAGATACCCACATAATTATCGGTAATCACGATACTTTCCACAAGAACACCAATGAACTAAATTCTCTAGAAGAAATATTCACTACCCATGAAAGAAAAATGGAGCCGTGGATGTATTCATCTCCAAAGGAAGTAGACTTTGATGGATTGGGAATTTTAATGATGCCATGGATAAATGAAGATAACTATGGTGAAAGTATGAGAGCAATCAAAAACACTCAATGTCAGATTCTTATGGGACATTTGGAAGTTAGAGGATTTGAACAACATATCGGATCATGGAGTTATGAGGGCGTTGAAGCAAAGATTTTTGATAAATTTGATATGGCTATGAGTGGACATTTTC